TCTTCTTGACTGGCCAATACAGGAACTGTTGATTGTCCAGATGATTTAGGACCGTCGAGCCCACCGCTGTATTGCATGGCGTTGCCAGAAGTCTCTGTATTGGTAGGATAGTCGGGACTGTTTTGAGTCTCAGCAGTGTCGCCATATGCTTCGTCCATTTGGTCGCAATTGCAACTGGAACTGCCACAACTTGGGCAGGCTTGGTTACTTTGCTGCATGCCCTGGCCACTACCTAGTCCAGACATTTTTAATAGCACAGCCAATTTCATTGCATCTTCTTCAGTGGCAGTGACAGTCAAGCTCTTGCCGCCTTCGGTTGAGCTGCTCATGTTAATGCTGAGTGACTCGTTCAACTGCGCCATTGATTCAGTAATAGCGTTTTCAACATCACGATTCAGGCTATCGTAAATGCCTTTGCCGTAGCTGACTCCACTTGAACTCTTGGCTGGTGCATTGTGAGAGGTTTCTTCAACTTCTTCTTTATCTTTATTTTTATCTTTAGAAGTATTTTTCATACCTTGCTTGCTGGCCAGATTCTTCTTTGGCGTGTCGGCATCAAATGGTGTATCATCTTCACTTTCGGCTTTTGCCTTGCTGACTTTATAGCCAGCTTTCTTTAGCAATGCCATTGCGGCTTTGAGATCACCGCCGCCTTCGTTGTCACCTTCTTTGGTCATTAACTTACTTTTACCAGTGTTAATTTTGGCACCAATGCGTTTCTTTGAACCTTCTTTTCGGCCCAGTTTGGCTTTTTCTCCTGATGCACGACGAGCCATTGCATCATCTTTGTCTGCTTTTTTTGTATCTTCATCGTCTTCTTCACCGCTGTAATTGCGGCCGGCGTGATGCCGTATACTGGTGTCTGAAGTCTTTTCAACTTCGCCGCCGGTGTGAGTCTTGCGACGTTCGCCAGGACGCATGGCTGGTTCTTCCTTGGGACGCTTGTGTGCAGTAAATGCATTGTCTTGACTGGCTTCATCAGTTTCTTTCTTGCCGCCTTTACGTAACATGGCAAAGTCATTGGCATCCAGTCGACCATTATCATTCTTGTCCAGTTTCTTTTGTCCGCCGCTGAGTGCTGACTTCATGGCCTCGGCAGCCACATCTCCTAGCATTTCGTCAACTTCTTTTTTGGCGCCAGCAATTTTGTCGGCAAAAGTGATTTTGTTTGCAGGAGGTGCCAGTGCGGCAAATGATTTTTGCTTGGTACTCATTGGAGCGCCGGCTTCTGGTAGGTTAGGTTGTGCATGTGTTCCGTGTGCGTCTTTGATGCTGCCTTTGAGGCCGGTGATCTGATCTCGTGATGGCAGGCCTTTTCGTTTGCCGTGTGTGTTGATGCTGTTGTCGGCTGACATTCTATGTCCTCGGGTCAATGGATCACCGCTGCCGCTGCCTATTTTGCGTTTTCTACCCTCATAGTCATCGGGTTTTGGATTATCGTAGGCATCATCATAATCAGGGCCGTACGTGTAGTCTGGTGGTTCTTGTGTGTACAATTTGTCTTTGTACTTGGGATCGCGGTACTTGGCAGCTTCGGTTGTTTTTTGTTCTGGCTCTGGCTTTTTGCCTGTCGGTGGCAGACCCATTCTCTTTTGCAAGTCACGGATCATGTCAGCGTCGTCACCGTGACCCACTCGGTTTAGCACAGCGCCGCCAACTTTCTTGGCCATACCGCCAACTTTCTTGACCATATCACCCAGCCCTTCTTCAACATCACGTGTTTTGAGTTCGTCTTTAACTTGTTTAGTTGAATAATTAGCTGGTACCCCAGATTTTTTATCAGCCTCTATATTTTTTCCAACAGCAGCTTTTAGCGCGGAGGTTGATGCACTTTTAAGATCACGCTCGTTTAGTTGTTGAGTTTCTGGCTTGTTGCGAATATTGTCTAGTCTATCGTTAAGTTTGTAGAAAAAATTGTCCATGTTGTATCCCTAAGTAATATCAGTTATTTATTCAATTTACACTTATCGCCATGCCATTGTGCATAAGTGTTTGTGCTTGTAGTTTTGCCACAGTGCGGGCAAGTTTTTTTAACTTGCGAAGGATGTGTTCCATTTTTAATTCTGTTAAGATTATGTGTTGGGCCTTGCAATGGATGGTTACCCTCAGCAACTAATTTTCGCTGTATTTCGCCGCCCCAGAATGGATTTTTAGAACCTTGTGCGGGAAGTGTTCCTTCGGCTGCTCGTTTTAAGGCTGATTTTCTTTGTATTTCACCACTTAGTAAGTGATGTTTGCCTTCTGCTACTAATCGCCGTTGTATCTCCCCGCCTAATAAATGATGTGTTCCCGCTGCCACCCTGGCTCGTTGTTGAAGACTGGCAATATGTGAGATTTCTTCTGGTGTCCGGGTCATCCGCTGGGATGCCATCATATAACATGCTCCGTAATCACCTTGAGCATAATGTATGTCATAATGTTCCTGCAAAGATACGGCTATTAAATTTGCAGGATCATTATTGTTACAGTTGCCATCTTTATGATGTATTTCGTAACGGCGGCCGTTTGATTCTTCTGGTACTGGTCCGTGACACTGCTCGTAGATTTTACGATAATTCACTCTCTGATAAGTATTCATGCTGATAGTTCCTTTTCAACTGTTAGAGTAGTTGGGCATTGGCGTGCCGCGAACTACACCTATATTTATCTCATCCTTTTGGGTGTGCGCCTGTGGCAGGCTTTGATGGACGTTTGATTGATGTCATGGGGCTCTTGTTTCCCATTGGCAACTCATTCGTAGTTTTAGCTGGGGGTGTTTTGCCACCTGCCACTGTGAAGTTTGAACGATAGGCATTTTTCAGCACCACATGATCTTGTGGCTCTGCTGAATAATCTTTCTTGAGGTTCTTTTGTAATTTATCATCTGCTGGATAATCAGTATCACTTAGCAAGTCTTTGTTTTGATCGGCAATCTTAACAGCCTCAGTGTCAATACTTTCTTCGTAAGCAGTGGTTGCCATTACAATACGGTTTTCGTCCAGTCCCAACAGTCTAGCAATTTGTTTGATCTGTGGCTCAATGGCTGGATATTTGAATTCCACATCTATTCTTGTTACAGACTGATTGGGGAAAGCCGGGAAGTCTGCAATTACCGCACGGACTGGAGTGCTCTTGGGGCTTGACATGTTAACCACGTCAAACTGATCCATCTTTTCTTTAAAGTCTTTGAAGAAGTTGGCCGGCACATCACCTACTACTTTGATGCGGTACGCATATGTGCGTTCACTTTCTGCTAGATATTTTGCAAATGGTTTCATGTCAGTGTCCTATTTTATATTTATACTTTTTTATCTTTAAGCAACCGTTCCAATAAATCGTTGCGATTCAACACTTGCCCGTGTGCTGTGGGCAATTGTAGGTCTTCGGGCTGTTGCTGATCCATACGCATTTTCTTCAATTGTAAATCAATTACCTTGAGTTTTTTATTCATCTTGGCAGTTTTAGCAGTGATAGCATGCCCTAACATTGTGCCTGCTACATTAAAAATCTCACTGGCAAATCGACTATCCACTTGCATGCCAAGGTCCATCAAATCCTTGTAGCTATCTTGAGCCAATTGTGCTAGAGAGTCCATTTCAGTGTCAGATGCCGACAAATCACGAACAGTTGGCAATGCTATGTCAATCTTGTCAATGGCATCATCCAGCGTTGCTAGATGTATACGTGCTTCCTCAATGGTAGGTTTTTCTACTTGGGTTTCAATTTCAAGCGAGGTTGGTAGATCAAACAATTCTTCTAATTTCCGTGTCATACGGATATTTATGGTTCAGCCGCGACCGTTGGCAAACATATCGTTTTCGGTGATCACTCTAAATGCAAGCCCTTGACGAGCACACCACTTCTGCGCCGAACTCCATTTGGCATAATTAATTGCCACCACAGCACGGTCTCTTGAGCTCATCTTTGATTCAATTATACTTTGCTTTTTGGGTTTTATCTCAATCAACTCTGCATGCACAGTATTATTTTTACTGCGGTAAGTGATCAGAAAGTCCGGCACATAGTTGCTTTTTTTGCCGGTTATGGGATTCATATAAGGAATAGCAATACTCTCACTGGCCCATTGTAGCACATTGTCATTGGTATCACAAAATCGCATGAACGAATGTTCCCACCCGGATCTATAGCGTGGAGAACCACGTCCCACATATTTAGAAGGATTAATCACTGTGTACGGCCCTTGGGCCCAGCGACTCATTGCAATATCAACCGAGCAGCGTATTGGTTGGGAGTTGAACTGGCATTGACTCCCAACAATGTGGCTCGGCTGCGTATGGAGTTAAGGTAGTATGCAAGACTTGCAGTGAGTGTTATTCCTGTTTGACCTTTCATTGCATCTAACAATGTCAATGCCGGAACGTTGGTATCTTGTGCCACTCTAAATAAACTAACTGCGAAATTGCCAGCAGCCCGAGTTGTGGACATCACACTGCGAAAGTATGAGTATACAATGTCGTATTCGTCTGCTGGCACGTTGACATCATAATTGTAAAAATTGTCAAACACTCTGACTGTTAGGTCTTTGTTCGGATTGGCGTAATTCACTGTGCTCATGATACATTACCTCTACTGATGCTATATTCTGTCTGCACAATAGGGGGAGTAGGAAAAAAGAATCCTGATGATTTTCCAGCCACAGCTCTCACAGCGCCTGGTACTGTGCCACCCACAATGGTTGGTATTCCCAGGGCAAGACCACTGTTAACAGCAGTGCTGGCCAATGATTTATTTTTGTAAGTGTTGTAAGCAGTGGTGCCTTGTTGAGTGGCCCCAATCAACCCTAATACTGATCCTGCTTGTAAATCTGATCTCATGATGTATTACTGTGGACCAGTATATAGTTGACTGCCTTGACCAGTTATGGTATCAGTTGATGCTCGATTTCTTGCTAATGGACTTAGTTTGTCGTCATAGTGAGCCGGTCCGGCAAATCCTGGTACATCGCTGTTAGGAGAACCAATCATGTATTTGACTGTTTCATATGCCACTGTCATGCTGTGTGTCATGGTTCCGTTGCCTTGACTGTAATCATAAGTGTCATGCGAACATGCAGTGATCAATGGGTTGATCAGTATGTATTCTGCGTAAGGTCGTTGATATTCAAATCCAAAAATACGTATGTCCGTGAAGAATGCCGGTTTACCATTGGCTCCATCTGAAATGCTTTCGCCAATATAACCCCAATCGTTTGCTCCGCCCATGCGATCTTGTTCGTAGATATCTCTTGCAGAGTATCCAAATCCGTTTTCTCTATTGGCCTGCTGACCAATTGTGCCATTAGTAGAATTGGTGTTTCCATAATTATAGGTTGGATCCTTGTAGTAATAACTGTAATAATTGTACCACATGTTACGTACCATGTCAGACGCATCGTCGTGAAAAGTTATGTTAACAGGGTCGTAGTTAATTTTAGTTTGAATAACCCGTTTGCGATTGTATTGATTTAGTGTTTCTGTAGTAACAGTGTATTTGGGCAAATCAATAGTCTTGACCAGTAAACTGATATTGTTTTGATCAGATAGTCCCATTGCTCCGCGCAGTTGTGGAATTTGTGCGGTGTTCAAACTGAACACCACATGGAACAAGAATTTTAGGCGTGGTTTGAGAGCATAGCCAGCCGATCTAAATGTTCGGCTGGCATGATCATATATATGTAACCCTTGCCCCTTGTCAAATCCTTTATAGATCTGCTGGCCATATGATGAAATAGATGCCATTAGCGACTATCCCAATTACTTGTGTTACGTTCCAGCGCCAGTTACTGTGCCGTCGGCTGTTCTGCCTCCAGAATCTGTTCCAACTCCTTCGCCTTCTCCCTGATTGGCATTATCATATGCAATAGTCAGTGCAATTGTTGCCACTGCACTTTCAGCATAACTCAACTGGCCATAGTCAGCAGACTTCAAATAACATCCATACATGTTCCACGTCTCTAATACTATAGGTTCACCACCGCCGTTGCCACCATCAAGCACTTCTATTGTTGTTGTAAATTTATAATCAATACCAGAAGGAGCACTGGCCATTTCCAAAAAGTCCATTTGTTTCTGCAACTGTTCTCCAACCAGTTTGGTAACTGCGCCAGTGGCATCATCACGGATTTCACATGCAACATCAGCCCAGGTTGGTTTGCCAGCCAATTTGAGAGTGGAGTTGTAAATTGGTATGGTTATGTCTTCAAAACTCAGATTGGGCCGATTTACAGTCATCACTTGTTTGGTGAGTTCTACTGTATCGCCGGCTATTCCGAAATTTTCAAAAAACACACGGAATCTGTATTTTAGTTTGGGCATGAGCAGAGCCGAGGTGGCTCCATTTGCCGGAACTGTCATATTGTTTAGTGATGCGCTTGACATATTATCATTATCTCCTGTTACATTTATTTATCTAAATTGGTGGGTGTAAAATTACCCACCAATTTTGTTAGGCAGACAGCCCTGCTATTTCACCGGTATTTTTAATACGCAACGGAATATAGATAAATTCCACTGCTTTTACTGGTTCAATTGCAATGTCCACCCACATTTCGTTACGATCGATACGTGCAGGAGTGTTGTTGCTCAAGTCGCATACTACCAAATAATCATAGATAGCACGTTTGGACTGTAAATCAATCATCAAGCTGTTGACTGCGTTGGTCATTTCTGCTCGAGTGATGGTATCATTAGGCTCAAACAAAAATAACTTGCCAATTTCTTCAAGTCTACCGCGCAAGAATGCAACCAGTCTTGCCACGTTGATACGATCCAATGCACTGGTAATACTAGTGGTAGTTTTGTTACCAAAGTTGGTTATACCCACACCAGGAATGAATGTGATTGGATTGATATCATTTTCATACAACACATCACGCACACCTTGACCCACATTGATCTGTTGGAATTCGCCCGACTGTGAATCAATATAGCCAATGGCAATGGCATTGTCAACCACACCTCGACGTGTGCCAGCTGGTGCAAACCATGGATAGCTCACCGCATCGCTGCGAATAATGGTACGCATCATCATGTGACTTGGTGCAGTTACCACAGGATTGCCACTTAGGTCTGTGGTCTGGCAACTGGGATAGAATGTGGCCATATACTGGCTGGCATTGACCAATCCGTCTTCGTTGTCAAAACCCAATCCTCCATTGTTGGTAGCCCAGGCAGTGAGTGCAGTACCGGTGTTAGGCAGTCTCAGAGGAGTGTCACCAACCACAAACAATGTGTTGTTACGTTCGTTGCTTAGAGCAACCATGTTGGGCATCAACTCAGGATAGGCAGTGGCAGCAATCAACGAAAACTGTGCTTGTTCTTCTCTTGCAGCAAGACTGGTGTCAATACCAGATTTCATTGCTTGCACAATCAGCTGACGTTGTGCCCAATGTCCGCTCCACATGGCTCCGTTGTCTCTGTTGCCAGATGCAGTTAACCAGGTGCTGGTTACAGTTGGCAATGTATCATCAGGATAGTCAGCGGAATTAAAGTAATCACTTTGATAACTCTTGACATTATAACCTGATCGACGTGTGTTGAACAACAACATGCCTTGGGGATACAATGCAGGATCTGGTGCATCTAAATCAAGATAATCACTGGTCAACAAGCTGACAATGGTAGGAAATGCACCAGTTATTGGATCTGTAGTTCCATTTGGCGCCCATCTTGCATCAGCAAATAAAATGCCGTTTTGCGTGGCTTGGTCAGAAGTATCAATTTCCACCCACTGATCCACGCCTGACACCACATCCCAACGATAGAGTTTGGGATAGTTATCTAAATCACTGGTATCAATCCACAAATCACCATATACCAATGCTGACAATGACGCATCATCTTGTGTGGTAGGTGCGGTGGCAGCAACAATTGGACCGTCAGCGTTGGTGTTACTAAGGTCAAATCCTCGCACATCGTTGGTACAATTCTGATAACCCACCCAGTCGCCATTGTTTTGTATCATGATGTCAGCATCACCCACGTCGCTGTAATACCACAGACGACCATCTGCTGGATCTTGATCAGGCGCTGTACTGCTGGCAGTGTAGGTAAATGTTGGGGTCCCAACCCAGTTGCTCAATGTCAGGGCATTAGTGGTTGTAGTAGATGCACGAACTCCGGTGGTTGAAGTGGTAAACCCGGCCGTGGTCACTGGAGTTCCAGTCACATTCAACAGCGTGATATCACCACCTTGGCTGTGAGTAAACACTATGGCTCCGGCGGAATTGACACTGGCGCTCACATACGGAACATTTGCTGCACTCACTGCTGTGATAAACGCAGCAACTGTTGTGCTGGCCAAAGTGGCTGTGCCAGTATTTAAAGTAGATTGACCAGCTTCGGTAGCAGATATTGTAAAACTATTTGCCGAAATAAACGGTCCAGGTGTGGTATCACTGCCAGTGATCACCGTGGCACCAAGAGCAACTCTTTCTAGAATTGGCATGGTAAATGTT